GGAATGAATCTACAGATGGTTGTGATGATTGTCTGTGGATAATTAAAGAAACAGATGGTGATATTACTGTTTGTGATGAATGTCTTGATGAAAGGAATAATAAATGAACTACCGAGTAGAACTGTATGATCTGTCTGATAAACAATGGTGTTATTATGATGCCAAACAAGATCGTCGTATGGCAGAACATTGGGCTAACATGATGGTAAGAATGTCTAAGAGTAAAGGCTATACATTATCATTTAAAGAAGAAGGAGTATGTATATACGAAGTAAGATCTAAACATTTCAAGGAGAAATCATGAGATACTTTTTAACTGATCATGCCTTTAAACGTGCTGAAGAAAGAGAAATAACTACGGATGATATTAACGCTTGTGTAACGTTAGGTAAGTGTTATAAATCCAAGATGCATGGTGGTCAATTAAGGTTTATGTATAATGGTGTTGTTGTTATAGTTAAGAATAAAACAAATAACATAATAACCTGTTACAGACTTAATCATATACGATAATTATAAGGGGCTAAAGTATAGTCCCCTATTAAAAGGGAGCATCCCTCTCCCCTTAGATTATATAATATATTATAATATAACTTATAGGGTATAACGGGAGTAACCTGACAAGAGATATTACTGTGATTGTATTACAGTACTATGTGAAGTAACTTTAATATATCGAAAGGATAAACTATGAATATTAAAGAATGTGAAGAGATAGTAGAAACTATGATCAAGTATAACCTTGATAACAACAATGTAGGAGACTTTAGTGATAACATTGTACCTATGTTGGTGTCAATACCTGGAGTTGGTAAGACAAGTATAGTTGAAGCTATAACTAAAAGGAATGGGTATCACCTTGAGACTGTACCTTTAGCTTCTTATGATGCTGGTGAGATAGCTGGTTTCCCTATGTTAGATAAGGAAAATAAGAAATATGATCGGGCCAAACCTTTCTGGTTAGATACACCTAAAGATAAGCCTGTAGTACTATTCTTTGATGAGATATCACAAGCACCAACATCTAATGTTAATGTGTTAGCTATGTTAGTTAATGAGAGGAAGATAGGTGAACATAAACTTAATGATAACGTAGTTATAGTGTGTGCAGGTAATGCTATGAAACATAGAGCTGGTACTAATCCTTTGCCATCTCACTTTAAAGATAGGGTAACCTTTCTTGAGGTCAATGAGGATTTAGATTCCTTTATAGAGTATGCTAACACTAAGAAGTTACATCAGTGGATACTAGGGTTCTTACGTAATAGACCTAACTTCTTATCTATATTTGATCCTGCAGTTGATTCCTGTCCTTCACCAAGATCATGGATGAGAGTTAACACTATACTTAACATGGGTCTACCATATTCCCTTAGAAATCAAGCTATTAAGGGACAAGTAGGGGAAGCAGCTCAAGCTGATTTCTTAGGTTATCTAAGGGTAGCTGATAAGATACCTGATCCATATCAGATATTAGCAGGTGAATCTAAAGAGATACCTGAAGATAGTGTTGTTATGTATGCTTTATGTGCGGCATTATCTACTCATGTTACTACTAAGACTTCAAGACACTTTGTTAACTATCTAAGTAGTCTTTCTAATAAAGAGTTTGCGGCATTTACTATCAGAGATGCTTTACAAAGAGATAAGAAGCTTAAAGCAGATAAACATATAACCTCCTGGTTTATGTCTGAAGGTAAGACCTTATTACTCTAATAAACTATACAATAAGAACTAAGGAGGGCATGAGGTCCTTCTTATTATGCCTATTAATAAAGAATAAAGGAAAATACTATGGCAAGATGGGGTGAGATACCTAACGTAACTACTGATCAAGAGCTTATTTCTCTTAATAAGAAGTTAGATAAAGCAGTAAAGGAATTAAATGCACTTAAACCTAAGTTAGCTATGTTAGTTAAAGTAGATCCAGATTCCAGTGATCAGACTATAATAGAGATTGAAGAGATAATTCAGGAATTAAACTCTTTAAAGACTAAACGTAAAAGATTAATTAACTTATTAAGAGGAGATGAATGATGTTAGATGTAGAAGATAGACTTAGATTAGCACATGAATCAGTATGTAAGGTTGAGAATAAAAGGATGCGTGAGGTATTCAGTATACGTACCTATAAAGAAGGTGATCAGTGGACTGCACAAAGAAATAGGCAGGCTACAGGCGCTAAAGGTGGTAGGCAAAATAAACTTAAAAGACTTTGGGTTAAAGAAAGGATAGCAAGATGAATGAGAAATATTTTAATACAACTAAACATAAGAGAAAAGAAAAGCTAATGAACTTATTTGTATGGGCTGTACTAGGCTTCGCTGTTTTGGGGTTAATGACTTCATTTAGCTTTGCACTTAATTTAATATGGAGGTTATTACAATGACAGAAGAATTTAAAGATATAGATAATGATCCTATACGTATGGCAGAGTATAAGGAAAGAGAAAGATTATCTAAAGTACTGGAAGAGTATTATAAGCTTAAATCAGAGTATAAAGATATGAGTGAAGTAGAACTATTTGTTCTAGCCCATGATATAGTTGGGCGTAAAGAGAAAGCTATTGATAGCAAGTGATATAATAGCGTTTGCACTCGACATGATGTTACAGGAAGATTTGTTTAAATCTACTGACACTAATGATGAACCAACAGATGAGGAGATAGAATGGGCTAATCAAATAATACTAGACCGTATAGAGAATGCTAGCTTCGTACCAACTGAAGCAGAACTCTATGACTTAATGCAACTTAAATTGAAAGTATAATACAATGGATGCTCAAACAAAAATAAGTAGATCCGTAATACAACTTGTGGCCAACCACGCTTTCTATGGATCAGCAGCACTCAGGCTTAACATGAGAGAAACTACTGACTATGATACTATGTGTACTGATGGTGCAAATATATTGTGGAATAAAAGTTTTGTAGATGAATGTAGTGAAGGCCAAGTTAAGGGCACTATAGTACATGAAGTATATCATGTAATAATGAGTCATCACTTACGTATGGGAGATAGGACCCATAAGAAGTGGAATATAGCTTGTGATCTTGCTATAAATCCTGTTATAAAAGAAGAAGGTTTTGAGCTACCTGAAGGTGCTTTATATGAAGAAAAATATATAGGTATGTCTGCTGAACAGATATATGATGATATAGATGATGATTACTACGAAGAACCTGGTTGGGGTGGCGTATTCCCTATGACAGATGAGAATGGTAAGCCATTAACAGGTGAAGCTAGAGAAGCAGCTATGGATGAAGTAAAACAAATGATTGCTTCAGCGGCTGAAGAAGCTAAGAAGGCTGGTCAAGATATACATGGTAGCCTTAAAGACTTAGTTAAAAGTGTTAGAACACCACAAGTTAATTGGAAAGCTTTTCTTACCACGTATCTTATTAATAGAAACCCTGAAGATGCTTCATGGAAAAGACCTAATCGTAAGATGTTGTCTGACTTAGATATGTACATGCCAGCTATGATATCAGAAAACTTAGGTGTTGTATCTATAATACTTGATACATCAGCATCAGTATCTAAGAAAGAAAGAGAAGTATTCTTATCAGAGTTACAATCAATAAATGAAAGTTTAAAGCCAACTAATATGCATGTCATATGTGTAGATACTAATGTTGCTACATGCTTTAGCTTTAGTCCTTATGAAGATATAACAGAGCTAGAGCTTAAAGGCGGTGGAGGTACTGATATGTCTCCTGGCTTTAAATATATAGAAGAATGTCTTCCTGAAACAGAGACTATACTTTGTTTCTCGGACTGTGAATTCTGGGACTGGCCTCCAGAACCAGATAAGCCTGTGTTATGGTTATCAACAGGTAAAAATAATGAAAACCCTTACGGCACTCTTGTGTCTGTAAACTTCTAAGCAAGAAAGGATATAATAATGTTTAGAGATTATAAAGAACTTAATGGTAAATACTTTACAGAGAACGGTCATGCAAATGATCCTAAGTCTTTACCTTATCAGGCTAATAGGTATTACTCTTTAGTAAGACATGTTGAGCAACAAGCAACCAGTGTTAACTATGATTTAAAAGAATTATATGAGCTTACAAAGGTTAACTTACATGAAAAGTTTGAGGCAGCTACTAAGAATGGTAGTGTTAATGGTGAATTATTAGTGCTTATTAATTTCTTAGATGCTAATAAAAACTATTACAGCTATTCTAACTATAGTCCTGGATATGAAGCTAATAGAATGTATTCTAGAGCTATGAAAGAAAAAGAAGAGTATGAACCTTTATGGGACATGAGAGATAGGATTAGTAACTATTTATCCTTTGCTTTATCTGAGATAGTAAAGAAAGAAATATATCTTGACTATAAGCTTAATGAAACCGAAGATGATATAGTTAGAAATGAATATAAAGATAAAGTAATACATCTTAATAGAAAGCTAAGTCATATAGGTTCTAACTATCTCTTTAATCTAAGGTATACTTTTGTTGGTAAAGATGAAGAAGATAAATCAAGCTTTGTTAAAGATGTTACTAGGATTACTCCTATAAAGTATAATCCTACTATAAAAGTAAACAAGCATTGGTTTGATACTGTAGGTGATCTTGGTTTTCAAATACTAGAGTATCAAGGTAGTAGAGCCTTTACTATTTCAGCTGAAGAATATTCCAGTGATAGTAATAGAACACTTTACTTCGTACAATCACTACAAATAACAGGTACACGAGATGAGATGCAAAGAGCTAACTGGCATCGTAACGGTAATGAAGTAGATAAGCTAATTAAAATCAAAGACTTAATACTGTGTGTATCAAATCAAGATGATAAGATATGGGCGTTAGGTGCTGATGAATCATGGGCAGAACGTACCATGAGAGCAAGACAGAAACGTACTATGATGAAGGGACTTAATATCTAAATGTATAGTCCATTATTAAAAGGGAACGCTATTTTCCTAGAAAGGAACTTAAATGAAACGTGCTGACATAGTGCACAGACTAGCTCATGCTAGAACTGAGACAGAAAGAATAGATACTATGGATGAGTTAATAACTTATGATAGAGAAAAAGGAAGAGAACTAATGAGATTAGATCCCGAAGAAGAAAAAGAATTAACAGACTTTCATGGTGACTTTAAAGATATGAATGAAAGAGTTAAAGATAGTATTATAAATCCTGCTCACTACAAAGTAATACCTCCAGGTAATTATCCTGAAGGCTTAGAGTATATGGATCTAATGCAGTATATTTTAGCTCATCATAAAGGTATTGAGTCACACTTAGTAGGTCAGATACTTAAGTATAGTATAAGGCTCGGTAAGAAAGATGCTAAACAACAGGACGCATTAAAGATACAATGGTATGCTAATTACCTTGTTGATGTAATCAAGAAACAAGATGAGAGATAACGTAAGATTTCCCATAGCTAATCACAAGTATCTGTCAGTAAACGGATATGAAGACTTTCCAGTATTCTGGGATGTCTTTGAAGATAAAACTAGCTTTGTAATGACAGAGCTATTCGAAATTAGTGTTAACGATGAGGTTAACTCTGATAATGTAGAAGAAATAGTGCTACAAATAATTGTGGAACTACACTCTGATACAATAACAATCCATTAGAAAAGGAATAATATAATGGCTAATCAAGTAATGGTAGTAAGAGACGTAACATTTAACTGGGCTAAACTAGTTGATAAACATTCTCCTTTCGGT